CCGAGAACCAAGCGCTAAGGCCTCGTGGCGGAGTGGCGACGCAGCGGACTGCAAATCCGTGAACCCCGGTTCAATTCCGGGCGAGGCCTCCAACCGTTTCATTGCGATTCCAGTCCGAAACCTCCGATACCAACACCGAGTCACGGAAAAAGTGACTTGTATCAGGGGGTTGTAGGTTAATTCGCACCTGAAACGGCGTATTTTAACCCGCCCGTGATAGCCCTGTTCTCCCGGCGGTTGCGCCGGATTTGTTGAACGGGCGCCAACGGGTCAATTCAATACCAACATGGCTAGCAAGCCTTTAACCCAAGCGGACATCGACGCCCTTCGCGGGCGTGACCGGCCATACAAGATCAGCGATGGCGGCGGCTTGCATTTGCTCGTGACGCCGAACGGCTCGAAGCTCTGGCGTCTGTCCTACCGCTTCAATGGCAAGCAGAAGACCCTCGCGCTTGGCGTCTATGACCCCGACACCAATGGGCTGATTGAAGCTCGCGCCCGACGCGCCAACGCTAAGCTGGCGCTCAAGTCCGGTAGGGACCCAGCCGGCGGCCCGGTGGCGACCGATGGGCAAGCGACCTTCGAGACCGTCGCCCGCGATTGGCACGAGCACAACGCTCACAAATGGTCGGAGAAATACGCCGCCATCGTGCTCACGCGGCTTGACCAATATGTTTTCCCGATGATCGGCCGGCGCGCCATTGGCGCCGTGAAAAAGTCGGACGTGCTGGCGGTGCTCAAAGAGATCGAAGGACGCGGCATTCTCGACACGGCGCACCGGGTCAAACAGTACATCGGCGCCGTGTTGCGCCATTCCGATGACGACTCGGTGGTGGACTTCACGCCATCCCTGAAAAACCGCATCAAGTCGCCCCCGCGCGCGCAACACCATAAGCGGCTCAAGGTCAGCGAAATCCAGCCGTTCCTAATGAAACTCGACGCCAGCGAGTGCGAACCGCAAACCCGGCTCGCCATCTTGCTCACCATCGCCACGGCCACGAGGACCATGGAGTGCATCGGCGCCCGATGGGAGGAATTCGAGCACCTGCAATCAACCAAGCGCGCCCTTTGGCGCATTCCTGAAAGCCGGATGAAAGCTCGCCGCGAACATCTGGTTCCGTTGTCGAGTTTCGCGATGGAAATCATCGAGCAACTGCACGAACTGACCGGACGCGGCGCCTACCTTTTTCCCGGACGCGGCGGCGTGGGCACGATGTCCGCAAACACGATGATCTTCCACACCTACAAGATGGGCTACGCCAATAAGAGCACGATGCACGGCTGGCGGGGCACATTCTCAACGGCCGCGCACGAGTCGGGCTTGTGGCGTTCGGAGGCGATTGAGCGTCAGCTGGCGCACGTCGAAGGCAACGCGGTCAAAGCCGCCTATAACAGCGCGGAGCATCTGCCCGAACGGCGTAAGCTCATGCAGTGGTGGGGCGACCTTCTTCGCCAGAAGTCCCGGCGTCGGACGCTCGACGAACTGCTTGGCCCAAGCGAAGAGCGCTGAGGGTGCAGCGGCCGGCGGGGTTGCCCTTCCGCCGGCCGCCTCCCTCTCGGGTGATGATCGCCTTAGCAGGTGTCGAACGCTCGGTTTGGGGGAACCAGCCCTGCCTTGGCGATCCTCGAAGCCGCTGCGCTAACGCTGCCCACGGCCGCCCGAGAACCCGGCCCGCCAGACCGGTTAACCCCTTTCTACCCCGAAACTAGACTCAATCGCAACAGTTGGGTTATGGGATGACCATGCGCAAGCAGAGGGAAGGCCATGCGTGAGGAACTGAAAGTGAACGAAATCGCCAAGGCGCTCGCCGAACCCGGCTTCACGGAAGCCCAAGCCGCCGCGTGGTTCCGCAAGCTCGCGGGCGACGTGTTCCCGCCCGAGCAGCAGGTGGGGCCGCAGAAGCATGGGCTCTATCACCCGCTCACCCCGGCTGCGGCGGCCGTCGTGCGCGCGATCTGGAACGTGGACGCCCAAGACCGGGGGCTATTGAAGGTCATCTATGACGGGCTGGTAGAGGAAAGCTCCAACTGCCCGGGCCAATCCTGGATCGCGCACATTCTCGCGTGCGCCCAAACCTACCCCATCGAGAGCGGTTTGCCGGCGCTCGTGGCGACACGTGTCTATGACGCCGACGAAGGGCGCATGTTCTGGCGCGTGGACGTGCTCGACAGCGTGAGCCCGGACATCGAGCTTCCCGAAGGCCAATACCCTTACGTCGCCATCCGCGTTCACTGCGGGCTCGTGCTGCGCCGCTTCGCTCGAACCAGCGAGGATGACGATGGCTCGACGTAACACTCTTCGTGCAACCATCGCCCGTTGGCTGGCGCCCGAGCTTGTCCGTCGCTTCGACGCAGCCGGCGGTGGCCGCCGTTGGGAGTCGCGCCCGCACTTCGGCGCGGCGAATTCGGAAGCCCTGGCAGGCGCGCCGCAAATCCGCCCCCGCGCGCGCCACGCCGTCGCAAACAATGCATGGGCCGCGAACGCGGCGAGCGTCTACGAAACCGCTCTTGTCGGTCCTGGTATCGAGAGCAAGAGCGCCCATCCCGATCAACCGACCCGCGCGCTGATCGGCGCCACGTTCAAGGCATGGACCGCACGGGCCGACGCCGATCAACTTACCGACTATTTCGGGATTCAAGCCGCCGTGGCGCGCGCGTGGTTCACGGACGGCGAGAGCTTCCTGCACATCATCAACACGCCGGACGGGCCGCGCCTGCGCGTCCTGCCCGCCGAGATGATCGATGAGAATCGCACGAGCCCGAGCACGGATGGCGTCACCGACATTGCCGGCATTCGCTTTGCGGCCGATGGATCAAGGCTCGGGTATTGGGTGTTCAAGGAGCGCCCGCAAGATGCGCTCAACGGACTGACCGAGTCCGTGCTGATCCCGGCGACGGACATCTTGCACATCTACAAACCTATCGGCCCGGGCGCCACGCGCGGCGTGTCGCAACTCGCGCCCGTGTTGCTCGCGCTGAAAGAAGCCGACGAATGGGCCGATGCGCAACTGACCGCGGCGAAAATTCAGGTGATGATGTCTGCATTCCTGGTCGATCAGAACGGCACGGGCCAGCCCTTCGAGGGACAAGACCCGACGAACCTCTCCATGGAGCCGGCGACCATCGTTCGCCTGCCGGCCGGCTATGACGTGAAATTCAGTCAGCCGGCGCAGATGCTGGCTTCGATGGAATTCGGCTCGTTCATGCTTCGCGCCATCGCGGCCGGCTTGCAAATCCCAGAGCATCGACTCTCGAATGATATGCGAGCCGTGAACTACAGCAGCGCACGCACGGCCGAAGTCGCGTTCCGTCAGCGCATCGAGCAGCTTCAATTCCAGATGCTGGCGCCGCAGCTTCTGAGGCCCGTGTTCGAGCGCGTCGTTACCTGGGCCATTCTCTCGGGCCGTATCGAGGCGCCGGACTTCGAGTCCAACCAGAGCGCCTGGTTGTCGTGCGACGTGTACCCGCCGGCCGCGTTGTGGGTTGACCCGCTCAAGGATGCGCAAGCGCAGCGCGAGATGGTGGACGCCGGCTTCATGTCCCGTCGCCAAGTCGTGGCGTCGCTCGGCTTCGACGTGGAGCAGGTGGACGAAGAACGCGCGGCCGATGCGCAGCGCGAGCAAGCCTTGGGGCTGCAGTCGGCGCCGGCCGATCAATCCGAAAATCAGGAGTCCGAAGATGAAGCTTCGTGAAGCGCTGACGCGCGCGGCGTCGCTAGCGCCCACTAGCTGGAACGCCGAGACCCGCACCGTGGACGTGACCTTCTCCACGGGCGCCGACGTGACCCGCTACGACTCTAAAGGCGCATACATTGAGCGCCTGGACATGAAGGGCGTGGACCTCTCGCGCCTCGTGGGCGCCAGCGTGCTCAACTCGCATCGCCAGAGCAGCCTGGGCGACATTCTCGGCGTCGTGCTGAAAGCCACCAAGGCCGGCATTGCGACGCTGCAATTGAGCGCCCGCGAAGATGTGGCGCCGTTCGTCGCCGACATTGCCCAAGGGCTGATCCGTCACCTTTCCGTTGCTTATCGCGTGCTCGAATGGCGCGAAGGCATCGACCCGAAGTCCGGCGCTCGCGTCAAAACCGCGACGCGCTGGCAACCGCACGAACTTTCATTCGTGCCTGTCCCTGCCGATTTCGGCGCAACCACGCGAGGCATCCATATGGACCCCGAACTTGAAAACGCGCCGGAACAGCCGGCGAACGAAACCATGACCCGCAACGCGGCAATCCGCACGCTTTGCCGCCAGAACAACATGAGCCGCGAATTCGAGGACTCGTTGATCGATGGCGACGGCGACGTGATCGCGGCTCGTGCGGCGATCAACGCCGAGCTTGTGCGCCAGTCGCAAGCGACGCCGCGCCCCATCGCTCGCATGGGCTTTTCCAATGAAGACCCGAGCGTCATCCGCGAACGCCGCATCGAAGCCCGCTTCGTCCGTGACAATGGCGGGCAGTTGAGCGACGCCGCGCGTCCTTACGTCCACGAGACGCTGCTCGATTGGGCCAAGGATGCGCTGCGCCGCGCGGGCGTCTCGACGCTGGGCCTTAGCCCCGATGAAATCTTCGTCCGCGCCGCAACGCACGGCACGAGCGACTTCCCGGAACTGACCACGGGCGTCGGCCGCCGCGTGCTGCTTTCGGCATATGCCGCCGCAGCCGCGCCGGTGCGCACGGTGGCGCGTTCGACCACGATGGCCGATTTCCGCGCCAAGACCTCGCTGCGCATTAGTGGCGCCGGCCTGCTCGAAGAGATCGGCGAGCACGGAGAAATCCGCTCGACCACGCGCGGCGAGAGCAAGGAGAGCTACAGCCTGCGCACCTTCGCGCGCATGTTCGGCATCTCCCGCAAGGCCCTCGTGAACGACGATTTGGGCGCGTTCAATGACGGCGCGCGCATGTTCGGCCAAGCAGCGGCG